TTTGAGTGGCACGGAAATCGCAACCAATTTTAACCAACTCAGGGGGGAATATGGCATATGATACCACAGGATTTGTCAAATGGCAGCATTTGATATTGGTTCAGGCTTTAGCATTGGTTCAGGATGGCAGTTTAGCCAAAGCCTGGGTGTGATTACCACTGGACTGATATTATATGTGGATGCCGGCAATACCAGCAGCTATCCTGGTTCAGGCACAACTTGGTCAGATCTCAGTGCCGCAGCAAATAACCTCACTTTAACTGGAACTACACCATTTACCAGCAGCGGTAACACCAGTTATTTCACATTTAGTAGTGGATATGCGGTAAGTGGTGCCATATTACCAGCAGCAGCTTATACCAAAGTGGCCATATTCCAAGTTAGTGGCAATTACTTTAATATCATAAGCGGTGGTGTCAGTGGTGGTGATCACGCTTTCTGGGGTTCTGGCACACAATACTTGCAATCTGGTCACAACGGCGCTTGGAGCACAGTGGTCAGTCCTGTGACCACGCCACTTAATCAGTGGGTATTTGGTGCAGTCAGCTTTAACACCAGTACAGGATGGAGATTATATCTGAACCAAAACAGTGTGGTAACCAATGGCAGCACAACCACATTTAGCACCACACCAGCAGTGCTGGAAATAGGTGCATATCAAAATAGCACCAATCTCAACGGACGGGTAGCTGCATCACTGGTATACAATCGTGTTTTATCAGACACGGAAATATCACAAACATACTCATATTACGCATCCAGATTTAGTTTATCATAAATACCTGGTCGTTTAATAGATTACGGTTAAACCCAGCCGTAGACCTAGAACGTCTTTTCAGGAGTAATAAAAATGGGAAAGTTTAAGATTCAGAAGTCAGCTACTGTTAACCAGTATTTTGACGCAGGTAATATAATCGGTGGTACTGGTGGTCTCACAAGTATTGCTGGCACACAGATCCGTCCCAACGTCTATGTAACAGGTGCAACTTTTGCAGCACTTGGCAGTGTATTGCGTCAAAAAGGGCGCAGTAAATTCTTAGTTACAGACGGTACAAACACAGGTATTTGCACACTAGCAAATTATCCAAATGCCAACTTGGCTGCCGGATCAATGAGCATCGGTATTGATACTGCATATCTCAGCTATTGCAACGTCAACGTAACTAGTAGCCCAACTACCTTTGCTTGGGTACGTTTTAACTCAGCTAACCTAGCTGCTGCCAGCACACCAACTGTGGGTGATTATGTACGTGGTGTACCAGGTATCGTTGGAAATGTCAAAATAACTTCTTATAGTGTCACTAGCGGTGTTGGCAATGCCAACGTCAGTTTCCAGAGCAGCCAAAGTTTCTCAAACACTGCTGCTATCAGCCTGTACAGCGGACAATTGGCACAAAGTCTCAGTAACAAGTTTGTGCGTGATTTTGCTGGTAACAAGTATCAGTGGACTTTTGGTAATCCCACAAGCACAACTGTTCGTATTCCAGGTGCTTAATTAATAAAAAAATACAAAAAAATAGCAGCCTTGGGCTGCTATTTTCATCTGTGCCAAAGCCGGCATAAATATTTCCAGGAACAACTCATGAGCAGTAGTAAAAGAGTAATCGGAAACGATGGTAATCTAGCACCATATGACATTTATGCCAATGTGGTGACCATCCACGGCAATTTGCAGATCATGGGTAATACTAGTACTCAGGATATCACAAACAGCGTTATAACTGACAGTATAATCACATTAAATCACGGAACTGTCACTCCACTTGCTACTGGTGCAGCCATCCAGGTAGACAGAGGCAACAGCGCCAATGTGCAGATCCGCTGGAGCGAAACAAACACTCGTTGGGAATTGACCAATGACGGCAGCACATACAGTGCCATATCAGCAAGCTCAGGCACAACTGCTGCCACTGGTCCCCAAGGAGCAATACAGTGGGCCAACGCTGGTTACGCATATGGCAGCAGTAATTTAACCATAAACAGCGGTAATTTGAGGATAGCTAATACCAGTATAGGTAATGGCAACATCTGGACCACTGGAACTAACCAGGATCTATACCTACAAGCCAATGGATCTGGATATGTAGTAATCAATGATGTGGCCAAATTGGCATATCAAAGCACAGCACCTACGAACCAAACTAATTATACTATGCTTTTTGCCAACACTGTGGGCAGCGGTGGTACTGGATTATATGTGGTAAATACCGGTACTGGTGACGAATTGATAACTAAAACAAAAGCCACTGTGTTGGCACTGATATTTGGATAAGGAAAGATAATGGCAGTAAGTAATTCAATACTGGGAACGTCAGCAAGTGCAATTTATACCAGCAGTGGTCAGAGTGTTGTGCAGTTGCTATACTTCTGCAACATCAGCGGATCCACCAAGACAATTAACCTGTACGTGGTACCCAGCGGTGGCTTTGCTGGAAACAGTACCATCATATACAGCAATTATGCCATCACTACCAGCGATACTCTTGTGGTAGCCACTGAAAAGATCATTCTCAGCAATGGTGATGCAATCTATGCCAACGCCAATGCTAATGCAAGTATTACTACAACTGTGGGATATATCAGTCTCTAATGGCCAGATTACTTAAAAACGATTTTATCAAGACAGGAAGTAGCGCCATCCAGTTGCCAATAGGGTCAACTGCTGAACGACCACTTGCGCCTGTGAATGGTCAGATCAGGTTCAACACTGACGTACAACGTTTTGAAATCTACTACAACGCCTGGCAGAGCATTGCCATCCTGGGAAATGTTAATATTCCCAAAGACAGCTTCACAGGTGATGGTGTTACAACAGCATTCACACTAAGTTACACACCGCCCAGTACTACTAGCATATTAGTATTTGTGGGTAATGTGCCTCAGAACCCAGACGATGCTTACACACTAGCAGGAGCTACTATTAATTTTATCACAGCTCCCCCAGCTACCCAAACTGTACTGGTTTTCCACAAGTTTAACAGCACAGACGCCAATTAATCTCCTTATCTTCCACAACGATAAATATCAGATAAGGTAAACTGATGGCAGTCTTAGGTAAAATATCAGGTCAGATGCTCAAGGATAATCTGCTACGTTATAACGTAGATCTGATTATCGACGGCAATCTGATGTATTATGACACAAATAATCGTCGTGTTGGTATCAATACAATAACTCCTGGTAATGCACTTACTGTCAACGGCAGTGTCACAGCCAGTAATCTCTACATTAATAACAGCAATCTAACCAGTCTAAGTGGTGATCTATACCTTGCCAGCCTTTATGGCAATATTAATCTGCAAAATAATCGCATCACTAACTTACCTACCCCTCTGTATGCATCTGATGCTGCTACAAAAACATATGTGGACAACGCCACTGGAAGTAATGTCGTTGGTAATACCGTAACGCTGGGAAATCCCACTGATGGAAACCTGACAACCAATGCCGCATATGGCAGTTGGACTACTGCAACCACTCTCACAGATGCTATAGATAATTTAAACACAGTTGCACTTAATATCGCACAGAATACTTTTGTTGGTAACGTGGTATTTTCAGCAAACACAACTGCTGGTGCAAGCCCACAAACCATAAGATTTACTGCAAATGCCAGTGGTAATCCCAACAGTTATTATTGGGATTTTGGCGATGGAAACACAGCCACAAGCGGTGCCATAGTTTCACATACATATGCCAACACCAGTGGTGGAACATTTACTGTATACCATCGAGAATACAATACCAGCGGAACAAATGCTGGGGCAAATGGTTCTGTAGGCAGTAGCAGTGATTTTACTCGACCCAACTATATCATCCTGTATACACCAAACCCTATACCAAGTTTTACAGCAAATGTGGCAAGCCAGAACACCAATACACCCATCAGTATCACCAATACAAGCCAGTACGCCACAAGTTATATCGTGTATTGGGGAGATGGCTCGACCACCACCAACCTGGCAACCAGTGGAACAAGCATCCACACCTATACTAACTCAGCAGGTGATACACAATACAGCATCATATTGCGAGCAAACAGCAGCACTGCTGGTCCCAGTGTGGTATCTGTCAATAGTGCAGCCACAACAGAAAGCATCTACAGCACACATACACCTATCATCAGCGCAAATGTCACCAATGTGATCAACCTGGAAAACGCAGGCGGAGGCGGTGTTCGTTTTACAAACAGCACCACAAGCGGACCAGGATCAGCGAGTGCATTTGGTGCTCAGCAGAAATACAGTTATTGGTGGGGTGACACCACAGCTAATAGCAACGTGGCTATAGGTAGTGGTGGAACTGGCACAGGCGATACCAGTGGTTATCTGGACCACATATTTGCTCTCAGTGCTGCTGACCAAGCAAGTGGTACTACCAGGACTTTTAATACATCGTTGTTTATATATAATGGTCATACAACTAGTCCATTCAATAGCAGCAATATCACCATCACGGTCCAACCCAGTGTTCGCAGCAATATACAGATACGTGCCAATACCATCAGCGACAGGACAGGCGATACTGCACAGACTGGTTATGTATTCACAGATTATAACGGCAATAATCGTGCGCTGTTCACTGGCAATACCTACGCTCAAAACGCAAATATCTATAACTGGATCTGGGGTGATAGCACCAGCAGTGGAAACTTGTCCAGTGGTACAGCTGGAACCGGTAACGCAGCTGGTAATATCACACATTCTTATACCAGCACAGGTTCATTTACAGCAAACCTAACGGTTTATGGAACACCAGGAACCACATTCCAGTCCAACAGCAAAACCACTGCCATCACTATCAGTGCTAATCCCACTGCACCAGCCGCGGTAAGTTCCAAGACCATCAGTCCGATGTCTACAAGCAGTGTGGGTAGTAGTCCTTATCTTGCTGCTGGTGCTCGTGATAACACAGGTGGTAATATCGTTGCCAACGGAACAAGTGTTACTCGTTATACCACAAGCACAACCACAGCAAACAGTGCCACG